GATGGGCTTGCCGTTTGAGCAGATGAAGTCGAGCTGACAGCCGATGAGCTGGCTGGGGTCAGTGATCTGAGACACGCTGATGAGGGCACTACACATTCTCACGATTTTAGTCCAAACAGCCGCGTCCGTAATCGTCAGGTCGAACATCGTACCGCGTTCAACGTGCTGTAGCTCAAGACTGGCCGAGATCAGGTCCTTGGAGGGGGTCAGGGTTACAGCGCACTCCCTGATCTCAAAGGCATGAGGGCCGTTGACCAGCATTTTGATTTTAACGGGCCGTGGAGAGGGAGGGGGGGATAGAAGGTTGTCACCTACGGGGGGAACCTCGGTAGAGCGTGTGACGGGCTTCCTGGGGGGTGGGGAGGATGCCGCAGAGGCCGAGGAGTAGCCGAGGAAGGCTGAGACGGCGAGGATAACAACGTAGTTGGGAGAGCGACCCATACGTCGAGCCGCTTCGAGGAGGATAGCCTGTGCGTCAGCATCCAGAACAATATCGGTCAAAGTATCGGGCAGAACTTCAGGGATAAGGTCAGTTTCGGGCATATGGATCTCCGATGGGTGTAAATGGGTTTGAATGAAGGGTCGAAAAAGTGGCTTTTTTTTGAATTCGGTTGAACGAAGTTGTGTGTGTGTGTCGCAGAAATGCTGGTGTTTCTCTAATAATAATAACTTAACTTAATAACTACTAGTAGTACCACCATTACACACACACACTACTGGTGTGGATACACAGTCACGACACAACAGTACATGGATACAGTATGGGTGTCAATCCGCCCCCCCCCTATTTGAATGAAGTCGAGATTTAAGTAAAATTGTTATTTGGATCAGTGGGTTGCGAGGCCAATAGTTGATTTGAACGAAGTTGAAGTAAGTTTTAAGGGATACATACAAGCCGATGGATCACACTACCGGCTCGTGTCCAAATGGATTGAGTGTCGTAAATTGGATTGGATTGGCTGGAAATGGATTGAGAAATGGATTAGCTTAAATGGATCAGGCGCAAAATGGATTGGCGCTAGCAAAATGGATTGAGGTCAGAAATGGATCAAGAGCAGGAAAATGGATCCGCTGCCGCTGCCGGGGACAAGGTGGCCGCCGAAAGTGCCGAAATGGATCTGGTGGAGGTAGCTGCTCCTCGTCTTGCCATCGCCCTTAAAAAGAAACACGGCGGCCACAATGCTCATCGCCCTAATGACACGACAAAACGACAGGTCCAGGGGATGGCCTTGGCTGGATTGGATCACGACAGAATTGGACGATTGATCGGGATCAGCGGCGATTGTCTGCGCCGACATTATCGGACGGAATTGGAACAAGAGGGATTGATCCTGGGCGAAATCGCGCAGAACCTCGCGCAACGGGCAATGGATGGCGATACCATTTCAAGCATCTTTTATCTGAAAGCCCGTGCCGGTTGGCGCGATCAACACGTTAAAATCGATCAGTCGGTTCAAGTTGTGGATACCGCAAAGCATAGGCTGCTAGATATGTTAGGGACTGCCCGGCCCGCGCTTATCGACAATCAAAACAAGCCATAACTCGCTTTCGCTTGCAACACCATATCGCCCATGCGCCAATGAAAAGCGCCCGCCCGCAATAGCAGCGGGCGAAATACTTCAGATTTAAAGCCCGCATTTTAGGCGGCTTGTGATAATTCAGAAGCGGCCCGCTTGCGAATGCCATGAGCGGGAAAGCCAATGATGCTTTTGCGGCCCGCTAATTGGCAAAGCCCGCAATTGGCGCAAGTAACCTTTTCCGATAGTGTTGCGGGGCATATTGCTACATGGCGGCCCGCTGGGGTCTTAACAGCCCGCTTTGCATCGGCGGTCAAGATCACGACAACCGGCCCGGCTTGCGTTGCTGCTAAGATATCGGCTTGCGCTAAAGTATTGGCGCTAAGGTTAACGGTAAACCCGCCCGCATTTGCGGCCCGTATAGCTTCAATGTTTTCTGGTGTTGCGGGCTTGTGCGTATAGGTCCAACCGCGCTTGCCCTTTTGGGCTTTGACTAGTTGCGCTAGGGCTTGCGTATCGATTGCATTGCCAACGCCGGGCAAGTCCCCGGCTTGATTATGCCGCCATAATTGCGACTTAGGTAATGCTTTTACTTCCTGCAAAAAGCTATTCCAAGCCATGCCCGCTTTTCGTTCGTTAACCTTGCGCCAAAAAATGGCAAGCGGCCCGCCATCGGCGTAACAGCCGGACTTAGCTAAACCGCAAGCGGGCGGGCAAGTCGTGGCTTCGGTTGTGCTTACAGGGATAGGCCCTACCTTTGCATTGCGAGAAACACGGGTTAAAGCGACCTGATACATTGTTATTGTCCTTGTCATTGTCATTGTCATTGTCATTGTCATTGCGGGAAGCCCGCAACGCCATAAGCCCGCCTATGCTTTCACACGGCGGGCTTGCGGGCTTAGGCGCGGGTTTACCCTACTTTAAAAGAGCCGTCAGGTTTACGAGTTACGCTTGCAAACCAAGACCGCTTGGGATGATTGGTTACTGTTATGTGATGTACCTTTTGCATAATTTCAAAGACCGATCCGCTGATAGGGCTGAATATGCTTGGATCATCTAAATAGACGGGCCGCCCCTTAGCTTGCCCCGTTTCGTCCAGATCTTGAGATAGTGCGACCGCTTCTTTAAATTCCTTCTTTGTTTTATATCGTGCAATATGTGTCATTGTCATTGTCCCTTTGTTTATGGCGTTACGATTAAGAGCATATAAAGAAAGCATGAAAAAGATACAGCGCCCACGATTGTCATACATATGTCTCTATTAGTCATTGTCTTATCTCCCACGAATGCAAAGGTTATCAGCAGCAATGTTTGCCTCGACTGTCGATACTAGCGCGTATACAGCGCGATGGTAGGCGGTCGCGCCATTGCGATAGGCTTTTGAGAAACGGAAGCCTGTAAGCGCAAGGATAGGAGATATCAGATCTGCTATTGTGTAACGCATTGCCATTATTCCTTATCATTACGCGCCCATGATCGGACGCGCCCGTATCCTACCACGAGACCATGACGTAGTGTCAAGCGCCTCGTGAGATGAAATATAAAGGCTTGACAAGGCCTTAGTAGTATCCAGATACCACCTAAAATATATTGCTTGACAATGCGTCAATGGTATCCTGGTACTACTCTGTTACAATTTAGTTGTTGACGCGCCGTCAATAACGTGATACGTTATGCGGGGTAGAAATCTGCGCGTTTGAGCGAATGATCGACCCCCCACCCCACACAATTCGCCGCGAAGAAAATATTTATATAAGCCCCACCCCTCCCGCAATTTTACAAAAAGGCCCTCCTACATTTCCCATTTCTTCCCCACTTCACCCCCCTCTTGGCTTGTGTTAGTTTGGTTGTCTGTTTGAAACTTCTTGGCGAACAAAGGCTCGTTATGACTGAAGCCGCCCATGTGTCTAGCGAGTCCAGCCCTCCTGTCTCCCCCCCGGAGCGGGAGGGCACCCCCCGCCAAATTTTTCAAAAACAAAAAGCCGAGAAGACGGCTCGCACCAAGGCCAACAACCAGATGATTACTCTGGGCAATGGGGCCAAGGTTTCGCGGGGTGATTTGCTGTCTTTATCGTTGGCTGACTTGGCGCGGTTTGTTTGGCGGGACAATTGGTTCAAGACTGGGCGGCCCAACCAGCACCCTCCCGAGGGTGTGGACTGGACGGTTTGGGGTGTGGTGAGTGGGCGCGGTTGGGGCAAGACTTTGACGGCGGCTCAGTGGATGGGGTGGCAGTGTGCCTGGAAGCCCAACACGATTGGGCATGTGATTGCGCCGACGTTGAATGACACCAAGCAAGTGTGTTTCGAGGGGCCGACTGGGTTGCTCAAGGTCATGCCCGAGGATGTCATTAAGGATTACAACAAGAGCAGCATGTTGATTACCCTTGATAACGGCTCGACCATCCGTGGGTTTTCGGCGGAGGAGCCTAACCGCCTTCGCGGTCCGCAATGTGCGGTGGCGTGGTGTGATGAGTTGGCAGCGTGGCAGGACGCGGACGAGACATGGGACATGATGATGATGGGGCTTCGTCTTGGCCCGCATCCC